GAATGAATTCCTTGCTGCACTATCACTTTTTGAAAAACCAAGCTTGGATTTCAAGGATGACTTTGTTGTAATGACAGAAAATGGTACGGTTTTGAAATATTGGTATTCTGACCCATCCGTAGTTACAACAGTAACCAAAGAAATTACAATGCCAGAATGTGAGGTTAATTTTTCTTTTGCAAATGATTTGTTGTCTAATGTACAAAAGGCAGCAGCTGTAATTGGTGTTCCCGATATGGTACTTGAAGGAATGGACAGTGGTGTTGCTTTGTTGAAAGTTACTGATAAGAAAAATGCAACGGCAAATGATTATGCGGTTAAGATTGATGTCAATAATCAAGATGAAAAAAACTTACCATATAAGTTTTGGTTCAAAGTTGAAAATTTAAAACTTTTGTCTGGCACATATGATGTATCAATTTCTTCCAAAAACATTAGTCATTTTGTAAATGGAAATGTAGATATTAAATATTGGATTGCTCTGGAACCAGAGTCCAAGTATGATGCTTGATATAAGGAATTTATATAATGGAAACCTTTTTGTGGGTAGAATTGTATCGCCCCAAGGATATAGGATCATGCGTACTTCCTAATAATCTGAAAAGTACATTAACTGATTTTGTTAGTGAAGGTAATTTACCAAATCTAATTCTATCAGGAACTTCAGGCGTAGGTAAAACTACTGCTGCAAAAGCCATGTTAGATGAGTTGGGTTCAACTCATATGATGATTAATGGTAGTGAAGAATCTGGCATTGATGTTCTACGAACCAAAATTAAAAACTTTGCGTCTACTGTATCACTTCATGGTGGACGTAAATATATTATTTTGGATGAAGCAGATTATCTAAATCCACAGTCAACTCAACCAGCCTTGCGTGGGTTCATGGAAGAGTTTCATAAAAATTGTGGTTTCATTCTTACATGCAATTATAAAAATCGCCTGATACCGCCATTACATTCTCGTTGTAGTGTTGTGGATTTCTCTATTCCTAATTCAGAGAAGCCAAAACTTGCTAAAGAATTTATGGAAAGAGTTGTTACAATTCTAAATGATCAGAATGTAGAACATGATAAAAGAGTTGTTGCCGAGGTAATCAATAAATACTTTCCAGACTGGCGTAGGGTATTAAATGAACTTCAACGGTATTCTGTATCAGGTGCAATTGATGCTGGTATGCTTGTTGATATTGCCGAGGTAAATATCAAAGAGCTGATGCACTCTATGAAGAAGAAGGAATTTACTAATGTTCGTAAATGGGTTGTCAATAATCTTGATAATGATCCTGTACGTTTGTTCCGCCGCATTTATGATAATCTTTATGAGTTTGTGGATGGTAGTAGCATACCCCATGTGGTTGTTGTTTTGGGGGAGTATCAATATAAAGCGGCGTTTGTTGCAGATCAAGAAATAAATCTGATGGCTTGTTTCACCGAGATTATGGCAAGGGCTAAATTCAAATGACAGAAAAAATCCCTCTAGCTAGAAATGAAATAAAAAATTACGATATAAATGTAACTAGACCCATTTATATCAAAAACATATTTGATGAGGTTGGTTCTGATTTACATTCTTCTCTGATAAGAATTATTCGCAAAACAGGGGATGAATGGAAAAGACGATTGACTGTTGTTCAGGCCGATATTACAAATCTAAACATGCATCATCAGCATCCTAGTTTTAATCAGTTATGTGATATCGTAATTCCATATGCTGAAAAAATGGGATCAACTCCTATCAAATGTAGAGCTTCGGATTGTTGGGGTGTTTTATATAATAAGAATGATTTTGCGGTTGCACATGCACATTGGCCAAATATATGGTCATGGGGGTACTATGTAAAGGTGCCAGGAGGTTCAAGCCCTCTAGTTTTTCCAGAAGGTAAAGAAGGAAATTATTATGTATTTCCACAAGTAGGAGATTTAGTTATCTTCCCTGCTTGGATAAAACATGAAGTTCCACCATCTACGGTTGATGAAGATAGAATGTTGGTTGGTGGAAATCTTGAAAGAATTCCTCATAAGGATTTGCCATTACCCAGCACAGAAGAAATAAAAAAGGTGGTTCAGCCTTATACCGAAAAGAGTAGTTGAATGATTGATGTATATGATGATGTTTTAGAAGAACACAATGCTATATTAGTTGATGAAGAAGTTAAAAAGCTATCATGGAAATATGATTACCCATCTGAGCCTAGTAAACCAAATAAACACTGGCATATTCTTTGCGGGCACAATAAAGAAGAATGCGATAAATCAAATTTTTATTGGGCTCATACTATATTTAATATGTTCATGGATAAGCTTGATTTCAAATCTAAATATAATGTTGATAACTATATTCGTATATATTGCAATGCTCATACGCATGGAATAGAGCCACATCTTCATATAGATGATGGTGATTTCACAATGATATACTATCCTCGAATGGATTGGAAAAAGGAATGGGGTGGCGGCACTTTGGTTGATGATACTCTTGTTCCTTATGCTGGAAATAAATTGGTTGTATTTACTGCTAGTCTTCTTCATAAAGCCATGCCGGTGTCCAGAGAATGTTATCAGTTAAGAACTTGCGTTGTTTTTAAATGTAATGTAATTGATAATGCTAAAAAAACAGTTGAGTTTTATAAGAATGCTATTGAGCAAGGAAATTATAAAATAAAGTTTGAATAGGAGAATTAAAATTGTCGGAGAATAAAACAGTTCATTTTGAAACTATACCACAATTAACGTTGGGGTTTGCTGGCATAGGCTTAGGTGAGGTGAATATTATTAATAAGTATATTGATGATAACACCAATAGATTGCCAGATTTATCGTCACAACTAGTAGGGCAAATAAAGCAAGATGAAAAATCAAAACAACTAGAATTTGATTTAAACGATACTGTTCCTAAGCAGTTAAGTAGGTTTTTTATTATGTGTGCAAAAGAATATGCTGCTGAACATCCAATGTCTGATCGTGTTAAAGAAATTATTGGGCCCAAAGAAGAATATGTTGTTAAAACAATGTGGTCGGTACATAGCTATGCTGGTGACTACAATCCTCTGCATGAGCATGGAACTGCCAGTGGAAGAGGCGTATCTATGATTGCATTTTTAAAACTCCCGTCACAAATATCTGAGATAGCAGACGACATGAAAGAGGGTGAAATCGGTGTGCAACATGGCAATTCTGGTAGTACAGATGGTTTAACTCAATTTGTTTGGGGTAGAGACAGTATGTATGATATACCTAGATTTAAACATCCTTCCTTTGGATATGTTCAGCCAGAAGTAGGTAAGGTTGTAATATTTCCAATTTGGTTGCTTCATCAAGTCGCACCATTTTTTGGTGAAGGTGAAAGGCGCACAATGTCTTGCAACATAGATATTATTAATAGTCATGTATGAACTGAAAGATTATCTTAGTGCAATAAATTATACAAAAGAGCCTCTCATGGATACTGAGGATGAGCAATGGGAAAAGAAATATTATCCATTTATAGTAAATAAATGTGTTGCTCCGTTTCCAGATACCGTTATGTTGTTGAATGAGATTAATCAACTACATCATCTAGATAAGAAACTCCAATTTGATTTTTTGATAAATAGTTTACGACCAAGAAAAAGGTATACTCCTTGGCTGAAGGCGAAGAAATTAAAAAATCTAGAGTATGTTAAAGAGTTTTATGGATACAATAATGAGAAGGCTAAGGCCGCTCTTGATATACTAAATGATGAACAAATTTCTGCCATAAAAGCAAAATTAAATAAAGGTGGAAGAGATGGAAGAAATTAATTGGACACAGGAGCATATGCTAGAAGTTGGGTTGAAAGAACCTGACGATTTTTTGAAGGTACGAGAGACACTATCTCGTATTGGTGTTGCTTCCCGAAAAGAAAGAAAACTATATCAGTCTTGCCACATATTGCATAAGCAGGGACGATATTATATTGTGCATTTCAAAGAACTATTTGCTCTTGATGGAAAGAAAACCAATCTGTCTGAAAATGATATTGCACGACGAAATACGATTGCAAATCTATTGAAGGATTGGGGATTGATTAATATAATTGGAGAGGTAACAGATGTAGCTCCATTGAGCCAGATCAAGGTGCTTTCGTTTGGTGAAAAAAATGAATGGACATTAGAAACCAAATATAACATAGGTAAGAAGAAAGAAACTTGACAAATAGCTTTAAAGGTGTTATAGTTATTATATGAATTTTTATACAAATGTGCTTCAGTGGGGCAACAATCTTCTTGTTCGTGCTGTCGTAAATAATAAGCGTGAAAATTTTAGAATAAGATATTCTCCCACACTTTATGCTCCTGTAGAAAAGAAAACTCCATACAAAAATCTTGATGGCGGTTATGTCACTGATTTGACATTTTCTACCATGAAAGAAGCTAAGGAGTGGGTGGACAGTCATAAATCTCAGCCAGAACTTATATATGGTAATACTCAATATCCTTACACTTATATTGCTGACACTTACAAGGGTAGAGTTGATTGGGATTTAGAGAAGCTTCTCATAGTCACGATTGATATTGAGGTTCAATGTGAAAACGGATTTCCTTCACCAGAACTTGCTGAAGAAGAGCTTCTATCTATCACCATTAAAAATCATCAGAGCAAACGTATTGTTGTTTGGGGTATTGGTGATTTTGAAACAGATCGTGAAGATGTAACATATATAAAATGTGAGAGCGAAGTACATCTACTAAAAGAGTTTCTTGTGTTTTGGGAAAAGTATTGCCCTGATATTGTTACGGGATGGAATTCTGAATTCTTTGATATACCATATGTTTGTAATCGTATCAAAAAGTTGTTTGGAGAGGAAGAGCTGAAACGTCTGTCGCCGTGGGGTGGAGTAAAGGATAGATCATTTTATCGAATGGGCCGGGATCATCAGATATATGATATACAGGGTATCGCTGCACTTGACTATTTTGATCTATATCGCAAGTTCACATATTCTGCTCAAGAATCCTATCGGTTAGATCATATTGCATTTGTGGAATTGGGTGAACGCAAAGAAGGCAATCCCTTTGAAACTTTTCGTGAATGGTATACAAAAGATTATCAGTCATTCATTGAGTATAATATCAATGACGTTGAGCTTGTTGACAAATTAGAAGACAAAATGGGTCTTATCCAATTATGTTTAACTATGGCCTATGATGCCAAGGTTAATTATGTGGATGTTCTCGGCTCTGTTCGCTATTGGGACATTCTGATATATAATTATCTGCGAGAAAAGAATATTGTTATTCCACCAAAACGTAAATCAGAAAAGATAGAAAAATTTGAAGGTGCTTATGTAAAAGACCCTCAAGTTGGTATGCATAAATGGGTTATGAGTTTTGATTTGAATTCTCTATATCCACATTTGATTATGCAATATAATATTTCACCAGAGACACTTATGCCTAGTGAAATAAAAGAAGGAATGGTTGATAAAATACTTGATGGTAAGATTAGAAATACCACTGATCATTGCATGACTCCCAATGGTGCATTCTTTCGGAAAGACAAACGAGGATTTTTGCCAGAAATAATGGAGACTATGTACAATGACCGTACAAAATACAAAAGACTTATGCTCGAGGCTAAGCAACAATATGAGGACACTAAAGACCCTCGACTACTCAAACACATTTCATTATATAACAACATCCAAATGGCAAAGAAGATTTCTCTCAATTCGGCGTATGGTGCTATTGGGAATAATTGGTTTCGCTATTTCGATCTTATGGTTGCTACTGCCATTACAACATCTGGCCAGTTATCTATACGATGGATTGAGAAATCTCTTAACATATATCTCAATAAAATCTTGGAGACAAAAAATGAAGACTATGTTATCGCATCTGATACCGATTCGGTTTATATCACTTTTGACGTATTGGTTAGTAGGGTGTTTAAGGAGGGAGGAACACCTGAGAAAATTACCGATTTCTTGGACAAGGTTGCAAGTGAGAAGTTGGAACCTTTTATTCTCAAAAGTTATACGGCTCTTGCTAAGACTATGAATGCATATGAACAAAAGATGCAAATGTCAAGAGAGGTGATTGCTGACAAAGGAATCTGGACTGCAAAGAAAAGATATATTTTAAACTCATGGGATATAGAAGGAGTTCGTTATAAAACTCCACAACTTAAAATCATGGGCATTGAAGCAGTCAAGTCATCCACTCCAGCTGTATGCAGACAAAAAATTAAGGATGCATTGAACATCATCATGACAGGTGATGAGAAAGAATTAAATAATTTCATTCAAGAATTCAGAGATGAATTTATGAATTTGCCACCAGAAGATATTGCATATCCTCGCTCGGTAAATGGACTTAAAAAGTTTAGTTCCTCTAATGGTATGTTTGCAAAGGGAGCTCCTATTCATTGCAAAGGTGCAATTCTATATAATCATTTGGTGAAGAAACACAAGATGTCAAATAAGTATCCTATTATACAGGAAGGCGATAAGATAAAGTTTCTGCATATGAAGCAACCTAATATCTATACCTCAAGTGCATTTTCTTTTTTAACTTCTTTTCCAAAGGAACTTGACATTATTGATCGAATAGACTATGATGAACAATATACTAAATCGTTTGTAGAACCGTTAAGATTTATCACTGAGAAGATACTGTGGAAAATTGATGACAGCTATGGAACACAAGGTACGCTAGAGGATTTCTTTTAAATGAATACAAAAATTACTGACTTAGTTGATATGGATGAAGTTAAGTTAAACATGGCTCGTTGCACATGGAAACTTTTACGTGCTGGTCTTGAAGAGTGGACTCCAGAGGTTGCAAATGCAGTGCCTCGTGGAAAACTATATGAGATCAAATATATGTTGTCTCGTTTACCTTATACAATGAAGGGGGTGCCTTATGCACATTCATTAACTGTAATCGAAAATTATGGATATGTTAAAAAGACTATAAAAGATACTGTAACTACTGATCACTTTTTTTGTTCTTACACCACTGGTGAATTTGCATTAGATAATCCAGACACTTATCTTGCAGATGGTACTTTGGAAAAATTTTCAATGGAGTTATATCCCTTTACGTTTTTAACCAATTGGTTAACCCAAGAAGAAAATAAGAAACTAAGCAATTTGAAAGGAATAGAATTAACACAAGACAAATATGCTAAACTTGGTATAAAATTATATATAGATGACGAACAGGTAGAAAATCCCGAATTGCCTGCAGGGTTTACAGAGTGGGAAGATGAAAAATATTTTCCCAACAGTCTCTATAGACTTTGTGCTTAAAGGACAATATGAGGTATTATCGTTATACGCTGGATGATTTAAAAGAGTCGTCAGACAGAAAACTATTCACCTACATATCATTCTTTGCAGGCGGCGGTGGTTCTTCTGCTGGTTATAAACTTGCTGGTGGTGACTGTCTATTTGTAAATGAATTTCAGCAAGTTGCAGTTGATACTTATCTTGCGAACTGGCCAGATACTCCACATATATGTGGTGATATTAAAAATGTCACAGGAAAACAGATTATGGAAATGACAGGCCTTAAAGTTGGTGAATTGGATATTCTCGACGGTTCTCCACCATGTCCGCCATTTTCAATGTCCGGCACAAAACAAAAAGGTTGGAACAAGGAGAAGATGGCATATGGTATGAAGCAACAGAATATTGAAGACCTAACATGGGAGATGATTCGTATTGCTGGTGAGATGAAACCAAAAGTTATCATATGCGAGAACGTCAAAGGTTTAACGATGGAATATGCAAAGCAGCATTTAGATCGTATGGTAACAGACTTTGAAGGTCTTGGTTACACAACTAACTTTAAGGTTCTTAATGGTATACATTTTGGAGTACCACAGAAACGCCAGAGAGTGTTTATTGTGTCAGTACGCAATGATGTTATGGATGATATTGGCATGCCGTGGATGGCGATCTATAATGGGAACATATTTCCAGATGGTGCAATGCATGAGGAACCTACACTAGAAGATGCAATAGGTGATCTACGACTCGATAACGAAAATAATGTTGAGGCATATGAGTTGCGTGAGACAATGAAGAAAAGTGCTAAATATAAATGGTTAAAACGTCTACCCAAGAATCCTGATAAGGTTGTATCAGTGGGTTCGGATGTAGTAGGGCCCTGGTACGACAAGGTGATTGCACATAGAAAGAAGTGGGGAAAAAGTATTCCAGAAGCAAAGAGTTCATTCTATCAGAGTCGTAGAGTTCCTTGGCATCAAGCAAGCCATACATTGTCAGAACAGGGCCTTATGACCTCATTATCAGTTCATCTTCATGTTGAAGAAGATCGTGTATACACCACCAAGGAAGCAAAACGAATAATGACTTTGCCAGAAGATTACATTTTAATAGGAACATTGAATGAGAAACTTGCAAGAATTGGATTGATGGTAGCACCGATGATGATGAAATATCTTGCAGAAAGTATATATGAGAAAGTGCTGAAGGGCTATCATGAAATACATAACAGCAAAAACTGATCTTGGAGAAAAAGAAACATTTGAAAGGTGGAATGGTAAATTCTACCAAGAATCTGATCTAGATCAGATTGTTTATGCGACAGAAGATACTGTTGTAATGCGACCTGATGCTACTCTTGATGGTAAAGGTGTTCCTATTGCATATGTTATTACAAATGCATTTCCCAATGACAACATAAGGAACATTTTGTATTCTATTGAGGAAACTTCAGTGATGAGAGCAAATTGTTCTGGCCCTATTGATAAAGAAGAAATGGCTGCAAAGGGATTAATTGAAGGAAAAGATTATAAATTACGAAGCCCCAATTCTTATTATGTAAAAACAAAATCTGGTGGTTGGGGAATGATTGCTTATGCAAATGAAATTAATTCTGTTATGGTTGGTGTAAAAAGAGGACGATTTACAGGAAAGATCAATATTTCGAATCCTGATAGGTGGAAAGAATTAAAAGAACTTTGCTATTATAATGAAGAGGCAATGAAGAAAGCTGATCCTGAGTTACATCAACGCCAAAGGAAATTTGCAGAAGAAACAATCAGCACAGAACATCGTCATGGCATGATAACAACTTTGAGTGCTAATCGGTATAGTGCATTACAAAGTAAAGCCATGAGTGTTCATAGTGATGGTAAAGATGTAGAATATACAACTATGTGCTGCTTCCGACAAGGTGATTATGAAGGGGCATACTTATCTTTTCCAAGGTGGGGAGTGGGATTGGATTTGCCAGATAATAGTGTATGTATTGCAGATTCACAATCTCTGCATTGCGTCACAGATATTCGTGGATCAGGACAACGATTTACCACAGTAGCATATACTGATCGCTCTTGTGCTACCTTGGGAAACATGGGAAAAAGTGAAAGATTGATTGGAAGATTTGCGAAAAAAGAAATTGGTAATTTAGAAGAGTTTATTTGAAAAAATACTTTACAAATACATTATGCTGTAGTATAATATTGAAACTATATAATAAAGAGATAAAATTATGACCCCTATTATTGAAGATGAAGACCGATTTGCCAACACACTACTAACAAATTGTGTTGCCGCAATATTAGTATGGAATGATGTTCTACAATGCGATATTTCATATTACTTTAGAAAAACTTTTGGAAAACCATCTAAGGTGGAAGAACTAAAAAAGTATAGAGGTTCTTCACAGGGTAAGAATAGAGCAAATCCAAAAATTTTAAAAGCAATAGAGAAATCATCAAAACCACCAAGGATTAGAGTTTTAGAGCATAATGTTCTTCATCATGATTTAGGTTTTCATGAGCAGAAAGCTGTGATGTTACACAACTTTCCAATAGGCGGTCATGACAAGAAGTCAAAAGATTGTTTCAATGAGAAATACCCAACTGATGGCATTTCAAAAGATTGCATGAGGAGTCACATTGCTGCTGATCTTTTGAGAGAAAAGATAAAGAAGCACCAAGACCCAAATGATGCATTTAAGTTTCCAACTGGCTTTTCAACTAAAGAAGAAATAAAATATTTGAAAAAAAATAATTTATTCGTGCAAGCTAGATGGGAAAAAGAGGGCAGTAACGATGCAGTTGAATATTACAAAATAAAAATGGAGGAAAAACCATATCCTAATGAATGGTTAGGGAAGTTTTGGTTATTAATGCCTAGGGAAGGTAGTAATCAACCAATTGGTACAGGCAGTAATTATCACCCAAGAATTTTAGACGGTAATCAAAGTGGTGCAGCTTGTATCAGAGTTCCAGATATGCCTGGTTTGAATGATATCAGAATACCATATGAAGATCACTGTCTAATAAACGAAACTGATTTAGAAACAATAGGTAATGAATTAAATGCAGAGCCGGAGATAAAATCAGATTATGTTGATGATGAGGACATATTAAGAAATTTAAGAAATACATTAGTAAGAAATAAATTATTTACGAAGAAAGGAAATCCACAAATTGATCATTATCTGGTGAACAAACTCTTTAAGCCTTTACACAAAACCAACAGAGAAATACGCTGGTATAAGAATCAAATTAAAAAAGAGTATAAAGAAGAAAAAGAAACAAAAGAACGACTCCAACTAGGATACTATGACTTTCGTGAAACTGCTCTAAAAGATAATGATGGAGATAATAATAATAAAAGAAAGTTTGATGAACTTGTAAAACCTATAGGTTTAGGCAAATTTTGCAAATGGCATCAAGTTACTGATGGTTTTGAAGAAAAAATTTCAAAGAGGATACAGCATGATAAAAATGGAGTCACGCCAAAGAAACTTTTGACCTTTGTAACATTTCCAATGGAAGCTGGTTATCTTAAAAGTAAGAACGATGATAAATTTTGGGAGTGGGAAATAAAAAAGTTTAGTGAAGTTTGTGAAGTAACAATAGCTTTATTAAATCCAACTGGCAAGGAGTACACTTTATTTGACCAATCTAGTATTCCAAGTTAATATAAAACCTAACGGAGTTAAAACTTCTGGCAGAAAAAAGTTTGCATACTCTAATTCTCTTTATGATTTTTCAAATCAAAGAGCTAAAGATTATGCAGATAAAGTTGGTGCAGATTATTTTTGTTTGAATAACACAGATTGGTTAGGTAACAACTACGCACCTTGCTATCATAAGTTGTATGTTTATGAATTACTCAATAAATATGAGAAAGTATTTTACTTAGATTCTGATGCTATAATTACAAAGTTGTGTCCAGATATATTTAAGTATAGTAAATTTTCAGCTGTGTTAGATAATGCGATACACACTCCAAGTGGTAAAAAAAGATTACAAAGAAAGTTAGATATACATAATATAAAAAAACAACATGATTATTTTTGTAGTGGAGTAATACTATTTGATAAAAAGTTTTTACAAACAACTAAACAATATTGGAAAGATGAATTAGATTATTGGAAAGACATTAAAAATGGCCAACATGACCAATCTACACTTAATGTATTGATTTCAAAATACTATGGAAAATACAATTTATTAGATGCAGATTGGGGTGCTCATTGGAAAATTGGTAAATTCATAAAACACTATAGTGGGCCCACACAAACATCAGAATGGACAGAAGAAAAGTTTTTGAGTTGGGAAGAAAAAATATGAAAGTGGCTATTGTTCTTGGCAGAGGCATCGAAGGGTGCGGTGTTACAAAATACACCGTAGAGCTAGAAAGATGGTTACTTAATAATTCTTATAATCCTACAATATATGCATCTAAAGATAAAAAATGGTCTAGGAATGATGCACATAAAATTAAAAACTTAGTTCATGTTCGTTTTGATAAAGATAGTTTTGATGAAGTATATGAGGGGTGTAGAAGTTCTGATATAATAATTTTTAATTCGTTACCATCTATAGGCCACAGTAAAAGATGTCAAGATAATTTTGCAAAACTTTTAAATTTAAGTGTTTGTAAAATCTTAATACAACACGACCATAATAAATCTTCATTAAAGAGAAATGCTCTACTACAAGATTCATATGAAAAATCAGATATACTATTTGCACATTCCACCACAGGAGATTTTGCTGATATGGTAAATACTCCAAATCTATTTGACATGAGAGATAGAAAAATTAATCTGATGCAGCCAGGTATATCATTTGTAGATTATGAAAAGTATTATAAGCCTATTAGTGAGCAAGACAAAAACCATCACAAATGGATAGGTAGAACTGCAAGATGGAAAGGTTATGATTTAATGTTTAATTTTCATAACAACTATCTTAAAGATTTAAACCAACTAACTACTTTTGAGGGTATTGAGAAAAGTCCAGTTTTTATAGAGTTTAAAAATGAATACGAGTTTTATGATGAATTAGGACAAAGCCCAGAAGATATTAATTATCAAGAAAGGTATGGAAAAAAACCAACTGTTTTTTCTCAATATATAAATTCAGAATTATTAGACAGATTATCCAAATGTGGTTTTGGATATCAACTAAGTATATTGGATAATAGATTTATAGAAAAGTCTTTAGAATTTACTCACTTAGAAATTGTTGCTGTAGGCGCAATACCAATATTTAGAAAAGAGTATGGTGATGCTTGTATTCACCGTCATTATGATAAACCTCTAACAGAATTAGATAGTGGGACAGTGTGGTTATCTAATGATAATATGGAAGAATGTAAAAACTTAATAGACGAATTATTAAATGATGATATTTTGAGAGATGAGTATAGAAATAAAGCATTTGAATTTTATTCCCATTATGATTCTAAATATGTCATGGTTGATTTGATGAAAATTGTGGATGGTACAAAATGCTAGAATTAAATACAACAGAAGGGTTTATGAATGAGTGATTTTTTAAAAAATGTAATTAAGGATGTAGGAAATGAATATGCATCTTTGGTGATTGACGGTGTAGAAGCGGGTGATGTAGATTCCTTCATAGATACGGGCTCTTACATTTTCAACGGACTACTATCTGGTTCGCTTTACGGTGGACTGGCTGCTAATAAAATTACTGCTCTTGCGGGGGAGAGTGCAACTGGTAAGACTTACTTTCTTATGGGCATTGTTAAAAACTTTCTTGACAAAGACCCCAATGCTGGTGTAATTTACTTTGAAAGTGAATCTGCAATCACAAAGCAGATGGTAATGGACAGGGGTATAGACCCTAATCGTATGGTCATGATGCCTGTGACAACCGTACAGGAATTTCGTACACAATCTCTAAAGGTTCTGGACTCGTATCTTGCACAGAATGAAGCAGACAAAAAACCTTTATTCTTATGTCTTGATTCACTTGGTATGCTGTCTACTACCAAAGAAGTAGAAGATACTGCTGATGGTAAAGAGACAAGAGATATGACAAGGGCCCAAATCCTTAAAGCTACATTTCGTGTGTTGACTTTGAAGCTGGGTCGTGCCAAGGTTCCTATGGTTGTCACTAATCATACCTATGATGTTGTTGGTTCCATGTTTCCTCAAAAAGAAATGGGTGGAGGCTCTGGTTTGAAATATGCTGCATCATCTATCATCTATCTGTCCAAAAGGAAAGAGAAAGACGGTACAGAGATTGTTGGTAATATTATTCATTGCAAGAATCATAAATCACGTTTGACTGTAGAGAATAAGATGGTTGATGTTCGTTTGACATATGACAAAGGACTTGATAGATATTATGGTTTGTTAGAACTTGCAGCGAAGTATGAGATATTCAAGAAATTGGCAACACGATACGAGTTGCCTGATGGGATGAAGCAATATGGTAAAACAATTTTGAACAATCCAGAAACATATTTTACTGAAGAGATTATGCAAAAATTAGAAACTGCTGCAATGAAAGAATTTAAGTATGCTACAAGTGATTGAGAATTGTTGCTCTACATCATACCTTGATATGCTAAAATTTGCTGCAATGAATAGCGCAAATTGGAATCTCAAATATCCAATTGGTATGCCATTTGAAGATAAACACCTTAAACTTGATGTTATAGAAAATGAACCAGTAGATGAAATGTTAGCTGGAATGGCAATGGGACTTCTTATTCAGATTTATGAATCAAAAACATATGATGGTATTGCAAGTAAAGATTTGTTTTATCCAGAGGTTTCGTATTGCGGCATAAGTATGAAGGACAGACATAGGCTAGATAATAGACATATTGACCATGAGCATGATACGGATTACATCAAGATTGTTGGGTTGCTAAACAGTAATTGGAATTCCAAAGACGGTGGATTATTTTTGCATGGTGATGAATCAATTCCTATGGTTCCTACTCATTTTGTTGTGTTTGATCCAAGAGTTCAACATTGCGCTTCTGAAATTACTACGCATGAAAAGCGTTTGGGAATTGATTTCACAGTAAAGAAAAAATAATGGACAATTTTGTTAGAATTTATAATGATGTGATGACAGAGGAGAAGTGCCAATATTTTGTAGACAAATTTGAAGCCCATCCAGAAATGCAGGAACTTCAAAATAATAGTCAAGGCAAAACTTTGACTATGATGAATTTAATGTCCTCTCCCGACACTCCATTTAAAGAAGATTTGAATTTTCTTAGCAATTTATTCATGGAAAATGTTGAGAAATATAAAGAAGATTGTCGTATAAAACCATTTCAGTTTCCAGAAAAATTTGGTGTAGAAGCATATAAAATTAAACGATATCTGCCGAATACAACAGATGAGTTTCCTGCTCATGTAGATGTTAGAGACTATGCAACGGCTAGACGTTTTCTGGTTATGTTTGTATATCTCACAGATAATTATGCAGGGCAAACAGAGTTAGAAGTCCTAGCTGGTTCGTCGCCTTGTAGAAGTGGTTCTATTTTACTTTTTCCTCCACTGTGGCCTTGGATACATGCTGGAAAAGCGCCTGTGAAAAATCCAAAATATATCATAGGAAGCTATTTACAATATGTCTGATATAAAGAATAGGTATACATTCGTTTCACAGGAAGAAGAGGATTTTGCTTCCATCATGATTAAGGATGGCAAGTTCAAGGATGTAATATATAATTATGGTAAGGTATCAATTCCAGAAGAAGATAATTTAAATGAAGATGGAACCTTGCCTTTTCGTTTTGAATATACTATAATAGACAATGTAGGAATTCCAAGAGACAATTTTGATGAAGAGTTCTTTACTCTCATTGGTGATATTTTAGTTGATATCATACATGAGCAATCAGAGGAAGATAATGTTAAATATGTCACAGACGATTGAACGAACAACTCTAACACAACTTGTAACCAATGAGCAATATGCTCGTAAAGTATTGCCGTTCATGAAGAGAGATTATTTCTCTGATAGAACAGAGAGAACCATCTTTGAAGAGATAACAAAATTTGTAGATAAATATAATAAAATTCCAACGCAGACTTCTCTGGAAATTGAGGTGCAGGGAAGAAAAGATTTAAATGAGGATGATTATAAAAAAGTTGTTGCTGTCATTCAGACACTCAGCTCTACTGATGTAGATTTTGATTGGTTAGTAGATACTACAGAAAAGTTTTGTAAAGATAAGGCGGTGTACAATGCTATTGTTGAAGGCATATCTATTATTGAAGGAAAAGATAAGGATCGTGGGCCAGATGCTATTCCTAGTATACTTACTGATGCCTTGGCTGTTGGTTTCGATAATGCTGTTGGTCATGATTACCTTGATGATTCTGAATCACGATTCGATTATTACCATACGGTAGAAGAGAAGATTCCATTTGATTTAGAATTTTTCAATAAAATAACCAAAGGTGGACTTCCACCCAAAACTCTAAACATTGCTCTTGCAGGCACAGGTGTTGGTAAAAGTTTGTTTATGTGTCATGTTGCAGCAAACTGTCTTAGTCAAGGTAAGAATGTACTTTACATCACCTTGGAGATGGCAGAGGAGAGGATTGCAGAACGTATTGATGCAAACCTTATGAATATCTCTATGGAAGATTTGCATGATTTACCCAAGCAGATGTTTGACAACAAAATTGCCAAGATTATCAAATCAACTTCTGGTAAACTTATCGTCAAAGAATATCCAACTGCATCAGCTCACTCTGCACATTTTAGAGGGCTGATTAAAGAATTGGCAATCAAGAAGTCATTTAAACCAGATATTGTTTTCATAGATTATTTGAACATTTGTGCATCTAGTCGATTTAAAGGAGCGCAAAATGTTAACTCTTACATGTATATCAAGTCGATTGCAGAGGAACTTAGGGGATTGGCAGTTGAAACAAATGTTCCAATTATGTCGGCAACACAAACCACTAGATCAGGTTTCTCCAACTCAGATGTTGGTCTTGAAGATACGTCTGAAAGTTTTGGCTTACCCGCTACTGCTGATCTCATGTTTGCACTCATTTCTAACGAAGAACTTGATGAGCTCAACCAAATCGCAGTCAAGCAACTCAAGAACAGGTACAACGATCTAACAGTAAATAAACGATTTGTCATTGGAATTGATCGTGCAAAAATGAGATTGTTTGATATTAAAGTATCTGAGCAAGATAGCCTTGTAGATAGTGGTCAAGAAGACTTCACAGAACCCGTGTTTGACAACACAGACTTTGGCGGTTTCAAAGTATGACTTGACATTCACCAAACTCTGTGTTATATAAATAGTTTAAACATTACGCATGGAGATATTGAATGAGTTTGCAAAAATATGTTCGGCAACTTAAGCCACGAACAGAAAATTACATTCCGCCGATAGATAAGGTTCAGAATCTTCTTGAATCCGCTAAAGGTATCAATATAGAAGTATTACAAAAAGAATTACCTCGTTCTAATATATTACGATCTCAAGTTCTTTTTGATGCTATAAAAAACCAAACTCCATTAAAAACCACCAAAGGATCAGTAACCTTAAACTGGATATCTGATGTTGATAGAATTGCTGCTGAGAGTGGTGATTATTCCTCTGCTTTTGAAAGTCGGCCATCACGATATAAACCAGCATTTGTTACCGATAAAGGTGATAAAATTAAACTTAATGATATTTTAAAAACTGATGCATTTGGTGGTGGTAAAGGTTCTGGTGGTGGAGCGGAACAAACAGGTTTAATGGAATGTGCCCAGTGTATCTATGCAGCTGCAATATTCAGTGGAGTAAAGTTAACAGAGGGGGATGAACTTGATGCATCGTCTTGGGGAACATACAGTTCTTCATTTGATATAGACGAATCCCTAGATGCAATCGCAGATGGATTTTCACAAGCATGGATGGACTCCAGTATTTTAATTGGCAATCAACTAAAGAAAAATATAAAAGGTACAAACTATACTTGGCATAGAGGTTCTACCTTTGTTAAAGAAATAGAGGAAAAGTTTAAGAATTTAAATAAAGCAGAGAAACCTAAACCATTTTCCAATATTAATAAATGGACTCCTGCTGATATATGGGCAGTAAAAAATGGGAAAACTTTTGATTTTAATCAATTTTCATCTTTGGGCGAATTTACTAACGAATTAAAAGAATTATACGATAGTGGAGATTTAATTGGTATTTCCTTGAAGTTTGTCTCTAGAAGTGTTACAGTAGAAGAGAAAAATATAACTGGATTTATTAGACGGCCAGTAAAATATGGCGGTTACGAGAAACCGAAGGATTTTTTCAGTTCAAAGGATTTGTATATTTTATTGGGAAAACAAAGGATGCAACTAAGAACTTTTTCTCCTGTATCAAGTTGGCAGGGAGAATCTAAGGGAACAGCAGCTGCAGCTGGTAAGATAGGCGGTGGTGTGTTAGAATCTATCATGATTAAAAATAGCACTTTAACAAAATTCCCTTATACTAATGCCCAATTGAAGACATTAGCTACAAAACCGACACCAGCATTTTTGGATGAAATGTATGAGATGTATGTAGGATTAGTATCAGGTACAGCAGACCCTAAAAATAAATGGGTTAAAAAAGCAAGTGCAAAAACGATTGGTCGAGTAAGTGGAGCAGATTGGAGATTTTCTAAGTTTAGAAGTATGTTCTTTGTTGCACAGTTAGAAGACAATAAACGCATAGCAGATAAAGTATGCGACAACATTGCAGCATATTCTTTGTCTGCATCTGACGATGCTGCTCCTCATGTGGTGTACAAATGAAAACCTTTAAAGAGTTATATGAGGCCTTAGATTTTGCTCCTACGCATTCATTAAGTTTATCGGAACTTATTTTTACTCATGCAATGGGCGGGCAAGATATGTCCGATACTTCCTGGGTAAGAGGTGGTCCCGGTTCGTCAGCTAATAGTATGTGGTTGCCTCTATCTGGTTCCATGTTTAAAAGAATATTCCCGAAAGAAGTTAGAGCAACAGTTTTTCATGTAACAAGAATGTCTAATTTTGAGCAGCTGTATTCAATCCAAAACTCAAGGCGTTCCATATCTGCATTTACAAATATGGATAGGCAACCGATTTATAGAGGCATTCAAGGTGGCAGTGGTCTTGTCGTTGAAGTGGATGGAAACATTCTTGCAGCAGCCAGAGAAGACCTTATGTCTATTCCCGAAACATCTGGTAGAAGGATGATGGCGTTCAATTGGTTTAGAGGCCCGTGGGGTTCAGACGATGTAAAGAAAATGCAAAAAGGACTTGAAATATTATTGAAAGTATTAATCAAAAAATATGGAAAGTCGTTTGATGGAGATGAACCAAAAGGTAAAGATGATTTTGAAAAATGGATGTACATGCATGGGACGTATAAAAATTCTAAAGTAAAAAATGTTGGTAGAATAATGCAATCACTTATAAAGGATTATTTGGATGGTGTTGAAAAAGTATTCAAACAAAATTCCAAACAGGTTCAAAATGTATTGACTCGTTATATGCAACGCCGCAAAACTGATGATAACTGGGATGAGATTGTAACTGATGATTTTGAAATCAAAAAGGTATGGATAATTGAAGATTCAGATGAGCTAACGCCTGGTGATGCTGAAGAATTTAAAACTAATATATCATTTACAAAGTTGCCAGTTGAGATTACTAATGCCCAGAAGATGGAAGCACATGTAAGAGATGTTGCGAAGAAGGCTACAGGTGGGTAATAATGATAAGCTTTAGAGAACTAACAGAAGACAAAGGTGGCAAAAATCTTCATCTTGAGCATCTAGAGGATGAGATCATCAACTATGGTGTAGATGGTGGACGTGCTGCTCTTAACTTCCTACGCTCACTTAGAGATATGATGGCGGGTGCAAGTCGGTCTTCTGTAAACATGACAGTAAAGTGGGATGGGGCTCCTGCTATATTTGCTGGTATAGACCCCGACGATGGTAAATTTTTTGTTGCAAAGAAAAGTGTCTTTAACGTATCCCCTAAATTATATAAGACAGAAGCAGAAATTGATGCAGATTTATCGGGAGCGCTGAATGCAAAGTTTAAAGTCGCACTTAAAGAATTTTCCAAGTTGGGTATCAAAGGAGTACTCCAAGGCGATCTCATGTTCACGGATGATGTGGAAACATCGACTATTAACGGCAATGGGTATCTTACTTTTCAGCCTAACACTATTGTTTATGCTATACCTGATAATTCTGAATTAGCAAAAACTATTAAAAAAGCAAAGGTCGGTATTGTCTGGCATACCACATACACAGGTGATGCATTACAGGACATGAAAGCATCCTTTGGTGCAAACATATCTTCACTGAGAAAACCATCAAGCGTATGGATGGATGACGCAACATACAAAGATGTGTCTGGTAGGGCAACATTTAATGCAGCAGAGACAGAGAAAATTACTGCAACACTATCACAAGTTGGTACTACCTTTAGAAAAATTCATGCGGGTCAACTAAACTCATTTCTTAAATTACAACAAAGTATGACAGGAGCTCTTGCCGGGGCATCATTAAAGACATATAATAATAGCATGGTTCGTGCTGGTGAGAAAATAACAAATCCTATGTCACATGCCAAAGGATATGAGGCTTGGGTTTGGGATTCTATTCAGAAACAGATTGATAAGGCAAAGAGTGAGCCGGGTAAGGATAAGTATAGAAATATTCAAAAAGAATATGTGAGAGAAGTAAAAAAATACACAAGAAATTTAATACAAATTATTACATTTCAGAATCTACTTGTTGACGCCAAAATGCAAATAGTCAAAAAACTAAATAGTGTTAAGGGATTGACTGATACATTCATCAAGACCACAAATGGATTTAAGGTAACTAATCCCGAAGGGTTTGTTGCTATTGACAGAATAAGTGGTGGCGCTGTTAAACTTGTAGACCGCATGGAGTTCTCGTATAACAACTTCACCGCAATAAAGGCATGGGACAAATGAAGAATTTTAAAGACTTCTATGAAGCTGTTGCGTCTGTTTTGCAACGAAAAAAACTTGCTCGGCGCATGTCAAAGATGGCTAGAATGCCTGCCATTAAAATGAAAAAGAAGCGTGCTGCATTAAGAATGCGTACTCCTGGCAAATTAGCTCTCCTTGCAAGAAAGAAAACTATTCAATCATTTAGAGATAAATTTTATCCTACCTATGGTGGGATGTCTTTGCAGCAACGAGTTATTGTAGACAATAAAATCATGCAGAAGTATGGTAAAAAGATAGACAAGGTTTCTAAGAAACTTCTTATGAAACTTAAAAAGACTGAATTGGAAAGAGTGAAGAAGGCAAGAGCTTCAGTAAAACTAAAGATGCAAGAGAAATAAAAAATGCGTAAATTTAGAGATTTGGTAGAGGCAAAAGAAACTATTGTTTTTGCCTTTGGTCGTTTTAATCCACCTACAACTGGCCATGAGAAATTGATTCAAAAAACTGCTTCAGTTGCTGGGTCTAATCCTTTTCGCATTTATCCATCTTTTACCACCAATCCTAAGAAAGACCCTCTTCCTCATTCTATTAAAGTAGCATATATGAGAAAGATGTTTAAGAAGTATGCGAAAAATATCATTGCAGATAATGACGCAAAAACAGCAATACACATAGCAGAAAAACTCTATAATGAAGGGTTTAAGAATCTGGTTATGGTTGCTGGTTCTGATCGTATCAAAGAGTTTTCTACACTTCTAAACAGATATAACGATGCACCAGATAAGAAGGGAAATCAACTCTTTAAGTTTGATTCTGTTAATGTTGTGTCTGCTGGAGAACGTGATCCTGATGCCGAGGGTGTAGAAGGTATGTCTGCATCTAAAATGAGAGCTGCTGCTTCTGATGGAGATATGGATTCATTTTTACAGGGAGTTCCTTCTGGATTTGCTGATGGTAAGAAACTCTATAGAAATGTTCGCAAGTATATGGGTATTCGTGAAGAGCGTGACATGGGTGATATGAATAATTATGAAGAACTACGAGACGCATATCTTACAGGTAAGGTCTGGAATGTAGGTGATGTTGTAGAAGCTAATGGGATTGTTGGTGAGATTGTTCGCAAGGGTACGAATTATCTTTCGTTAGTATCAGAGGATGGTAAGGTTCATAAAGCATGGTTGCATGAGATTAATGAAGGTGTAAAAGATTTGCCGCCTCATTTGCAGAAGCTAGTTAAGCAGTTGGAAAAGAAAGAAAAGGAACTAGAGAAAAAGGGATTGAAGGTCAAAACTTTTATCTATAACCCAGATACAGGAAAGCCTGATATTGAACTTGGTGAAGAAGTTGAGCTTGATGAAATTGCTCGTTTCTTGGCAAGACCTCTTACGCCGTATGCTGCTGCCGCCGGCAGGTATGCTGGCCGAGCTATAAAGAAATATTTTTCCAAGGCGGATGCTAAACCTAAAACTCATAAGGGCCCAGGTAAACCTGGGCAAAGTAAACAATGGAAACCATATAAGAAAGGCCAGGCTAAGAAAGAATTTGATGAAATCGAAACTCAACTTCAGAGTAAAGGCACACCAAAAGATGTAAAAGTTAAATTAAAAAAATTAAATACTCCTGCTAAATTAGATGCTGCAGCCGCTAGAGGTAAGGAAATAAAAGTATCGCCTGCTCATTCTCGTCGTCTTGGAAATACTGGACAAACACCTACAAAGGGCCCAGGAGCTTTAGAAAAACCAAAGGTAGATAGAGTATCTAAACAATTGGACCCCGGCGGTTCAGGTGCAGAAAAACCTTTAGCCATAGATAGGGGCCCAGGAAAAGCTCCGTGGGTGTTAGGTGGAAATACACGGTTGCGAGTTAGTGCAGATAAATTACAGCAGAATACGCCAGTGAGAGTGATAAAAAATGAATTTAAATTGGAAGAAGTTGAGCTTGATGAAGGAAAAAAAGAATCATATCCAGTACGGCAGTTAATTGATCCTAAAAAAGAGGTGCTGGTTGTCAAGAAGAATAGTGTCATTGTTATTGATAAGATTAACCAAGACTATTATTTGAAAAAGGGTTGGTCACTTGCTGAAGAAGATGTGCTTGATGAAAGAAATTACAAATTAGAATATGCGAATTACCAAGGTAGACCAGAACAGATTGAACGGCGCTCTTCTAGGAACAAAGCTCGGAGGGCAATGGGTGATAAAGCAGTTAAGGGTATGGACGTTGGGCATATTGATAATGATCCTATGAACAATGATCCCAGTAATTTGGGCAACGAAGACCCATCTGAGAATCGTAGAGAGCCACGGTTGAGAGAAGATAAACTTAATGAGGAGTGGTGGAATAAGGTATTTGCAAAAATTAGTCAGATGAGTCATCCTAAATCTTATGGAAAAATGATCCAAGATTATGCTGAACTAATGAAACAAGACAAATATAGAAAGCATCCAAATATGGCTGCTGATAAAATTGCTCGTGAATATGGTGGAGTTGGTGGCAGAGAATTTATTAAGTATATTAATAAATTGGTTGCTAAGAAGATACTTCCTCAAGAGCTGAAGGCAGAGTACGAAATGGAGAATACTATCATGTTTACATTCAAAGAATTTGTGGATGAAATACAAGAAGATACGAAACAACAGGCACCAATCGGTGATCCGCCTCTAGGTGTTACTAAAAGCCAATGGGCTAATCCTGCTGTTCGAAAAATTATTAGAGATAAGGGTGTTATGTCTAAAGGGCCAAATGATAAGGTTGATGCTAAAACAACACCACCGCCAAAAGCAGAAATTAAACCATCTGCTCCAGCCGCAAAGCCTGAAAAAGTTAAAGCACCAGTTGCTAAAACAGCACCACCGCCAAAAACAGAAATTAAACCATCTGCTCCAGCCGCAAAGCCTGGCAAAGTTAAAGCAACTGCTGCTAATACAAGAAATTATGACAAAACCCTTGCAATACAGAAAAGACTTATTGCACAAGGTGCTAAGATTAAAGCAGATGGACTTATGGGTCCAAACACTAGAGCTGCTATGAAAAAGTTTGGGTCTAAACCTGTTAGTCCTAAGAAAACTACAGTTCCAAAATCTACTGCTCCAGTGCCATCCATGCCAAAAGTACCAGTTAAAAAGGTAGAGGCAAAACCTTTAGCGCCACCGCCCAAAACTAAACATGATGTTTCTACAAGAGCAGGAAGACGGAGCTGGTATAATGCAAGGGTGGAAAGGGCTAGAAAAGCAGGACATCCAAATCCAACCATGTATGCTTCACAAGCTGCACTTGAAACTGGTTGGGGCAAATCAAAATCAGCTAAAGGTAATTTAGTTGGAATGAAGGCTCGCAAAGACCAAGCTGGTGAAACAAAAAGTCATACAGAATATGTTAAAGGCAAAAAAGTAAAAGGAACTGGTCGTTTTGCAAAATTTGGTTCTGAAGCGGGTGGTATTGCACAGCATGGTAAAGAATGGAAAGGCGGATTAACAAAATCTGGTGGTCGTAAATATGCAACTGATCCAGATTATGAGAAAAAGATTGCAGCTATTACCAAAGGTTATGGTACTAAATCTATCACCGATTCATTTGGTGTTAACGAAGACCAAGTTGTATCAAGAAAAGTATCAGATACGGGTGCTAAAACAACAAAATTTAAAAGTGGAGCAACTGCAACAACTGATGCCGGTGGTACTGTTCATAGAAGCGCAACAGGTCAGCAGACAAAGCATGTATCCCCAAGAATAGGTGGAGTGCGAACTACTACTAGACCTTCTGTTGCAGCAGGGCCAGGGCCTCGTGGAGTAACAAAAACACAGGATTATAAAGGTAAAGTAAGGGGTGCGAATGTTGATCTGACCGTTGGGCCCGCCGGAAAAGCTAAAAGGTTAACTACACAATCGAAAGATGTGAAAGTAAGTGCTACACCAAAGCAAGCAACCGTAAAGGTTGGCCCGGCTAGTGTTACTCGTAAAATTACAAAAGAAGAAATGACTTTTAAAGATTTTGTAAATCAAATACAAAAGGGCCCTATTAAAGAAGTTCTTGCTAAAGATGCAGATATGGGGGATTATATCGATGATTTCGCTAAATCTGATGCACCACAATTCAAAGGCAAGTCTAAGGAAAAACGTAAAGAGATGGCAATTGCTGCTTACTATGCGAAGAAGGAAAGTTAAAAAACCTAAATACTATAAAATAGGATAAAAAAATGACTGTATACACAAAAACAATGACAGAATCACTTGCAGAAATGCGTAGTCTTCAAGAAAATAATATGGACCTGATGAAGAAAGCAGTTAATGGCTCTATGCAAACTCTTAAAATGAAAGATGGCAAGCTGAAAATGGATAAGGTCACAGCTTCTGCCATCATGCAAATATTTGATAAAGTAAATCCTGCTAATCAGAAGAAAATGGAACAGATGATTAATGATGGAAATAAGTCAGGAATTATGAAGTTGCAGAAATTTGCCATGTCTAAAGTTACTGGCTTCAAGAGTGAAGAAGTTGAGCTTGATGAAGTTGCTGCTAGAGGCAAGAAATTTGATGATTCTAAAATTGGTATTGGTACTCCTGTTGAAATTAAAGATAAATCAGGTAAGGCCCATAAAGGTCGGGTAGTTAAAGTAAATCGTAAAGATGATAAAGTTACCATTTCTATTGATGGTGGTGGAACGGTTATTGCCCCTCGTTCAAAACTGTCTATTGTTCGTGAAGAAATTGAGCTTGATGAAGCACCAAAGTACGAACTCTACCATAAAGATTTTTCCACTGCTATGCAATACGCATACAAGATGGCAAAGAAACTCCACGGCATAACTGTTAAACCAAGTGAGATTGATGATAAGGTTGCCAGTGGCCCCAAAAAACCATCAGAGGGTAAGACAAACAGCTATCGTCTGGAAGGTGACAAGGGTGCTATCCAAGTTCAAGTATACAACAAGGGTGGTAATAGACCATACGAGCTAAACTTTTATAAGGAAGAAGTTGAATTTGATGAAAATAAATTGCCTGATATGAGAGATGCTCTCTTGCAAGTCAGGACGGAAAAACCAATTCAACTTGATGAAGCAGCAACGTCAAAAGTTCTTGCTCACGGCGGTAAGGGGCAGTATAAAGTAGTCAGTGGCCCCGCACAAGATGGCAGTCGTGAAACCGTAGTCAAGTTTAAAGGTAAGGTAGTTAGTACGGGTGATTTTGACCGTGGTGCTGATGGTTGGTATATGAACATCAAGGGCAAGAAAGGCCAAGAGTTCTTTGACGATGCCCAGAAGATGGCCGACTATTTTGCGAAGAATAAAATTACAGAAGAATCTGACTTTAATAAGATGCTTGGTAAAGCATTTAAGGATACAGAAGATAAGCATAGATATTATGGAAGAAAACATAATATCCCTACCCCTATGAGAGGGCAGCATCCTACAGGAACAACTTCTGGATGGAACCCCGAAACAAAAACCTGGGAATATGATGTAAAACTTAATAAGCCTAAAAAGAAATCACAACCTAAATCCGAAGAAGTTGAGCTTGAAGAAGGTAAAATGAAAGAGCTTCATGGGTATATTGAAGATGGTAAGTCTGCTGAGTGGATTGCAAAGAAAATGGGAGTTGATGTCAAAACAATTAAAGCACTTATGAGCGAAGCATATGAACTTGGTACAAATGAGTATCGGGAATATCTTGAAAGATTGACGCCGGGTGAATTTGATGAAGGATGGTTTAAAGATTTGGTTGATAAGAAAACCGGCGCTAAAGCAGCTGACCAAGGTCATCAAGGCAATGGTTCTAAGAAATCTGATAAGCCTAAAAAATCACCGCTGCAAAAAGTATTGGATGCTATTAAAGATCGCTTTACTACTAAAGAAGAGTATATAATTTTCCTTAATAATATTAATGAAGCCTCTGCTCGTGCTGATGCAATGCGGTCAATGAAATCAGACCCATCTATGGAACAAGACCCATTTTCAAAGGATGATGCCGCATCAGATGAAGATATAAAGGGTGCAACCAAGAACATTATTATGCAAATGCGTAAGGCAGTATCTTTACGAGGAACTTTTCCTGTAGAATTTGGTGATAAGAAGAAGGTGAAAATTCCAGTAAAGATTGCACAAGCAGTTCAGGATAAATATAATTCCTTTAGAAAACCAGCAGACAAAGAAAAGTTCCAAGCTAGGGTTGCAAAGTCTCATAAGGATATGTTGCTTGCATTAAAGGAAAATGTTGAAGTAAAATCTTTTAGAGATTCGGTTTTAGATAGAATTGATGAAAAGATAGAAAAACAACAAGAACTTGATGAATTTGCTCGTTTAGTGGCAAGACCTCTTGTGCCGTATGCTGCTGCAGCAGGAACAGCTGCTGGCCAAGCTATTAGAAAAGGTGCCAAATGGGTAGGTGGTGCCTTGACTGGCCCGGCGGCAAAAAGTTTAGCAAAATGGGAAATCGGCGCCGCTGCAGCTGATAAAGCCCTTGATAGTAAGCGAACAGGTCGAAAGAGGACCGGCCATTTCGGCCAGGCCCTTGGGTCCGCCAGGGCAAATCGGATGAAAATGTTAAAAAAAGCACAAGCACAAAGAAAAAAGGATAATTAAAATGGCTAAGAAATATTTAGATACAAAGCAAAGCACCATTGAAGCCTCTGTTTTAGATGTTTGGGCTAAATCTTCAGAAGAGCAGGAAGCAATTCGGAATGCTGCTGAAATGATGGTTCAAGAAAAAATGACTGATAGACAACGTATGGCAAGAGAAGCTGGGAGACGCAAACAAGGCCCAGGGGCTGGTAAGACAGCCGGACTACCGCCTAAAGGCCATCATACAGAGTTGCGGCCGGGCCCCGATCCCGCCGATCCATGGACTGGCACGAAGACCGGCAAAGGCCCAGCTGTCACACCGTCTGCCGCCAAGGCAGGTATGAAAAAACGCAGTTTTGGAGGTCGGAATACACCTGACCGCCCGTTTGGACCGGGCTCTAAGCCGCCGGTCCAGGCCGTGGACCCGAACCCACTCCATACCGCTAAAAGAGGACAGCCAACAAAATTATCTCGCCAGCAACCAATTGCGACACCAAAAAGGGGTAAGATTAGTAGAGCTTGGCAAGCAATTAAAGGTTTTCTCTCTAAAGAAGAGTTTATAAACAGTTTATCCACAGAAGAGTATGAAATTTTTCTTGATGAAATGATGGTTCAAGAAGATGACGAACATGTTGTTAAGCAAGCATTAATGAAACGAGATGGTTTAGATCATAGTAAAGTTTCTGATGGTGGTGTTCATGCTGATTATCGTGCAAAGGCACGAAAGCTATTAGATAAGCATGGTAAGGATGCAATGTATCATGCTCCTCCCGCTCGGCGTCTTCCTTCAAGGAGTAAAATTGGTAAAGTTCTTGGTGCCCTTGGACGCTTATCTAATGAAGAGTATGAATTTGTTCTTGATGAAATGATGGTTCAAGAAGAAACTTCAAATCAAGATATGGAAAAAGGAAGGTTTGCAAAGTTGCAGCGCATCAAGAAAGATGCTGAGAAACATGCGAAAATAGCAATGGGTGATCGGTATAAAAGTGCGGTGCAATCCGGCGATACGCCCGGCAAGATGGCTATGCGTGGTGTGACCCCTGGTTCTCCCACGCTTACTGGCACAGGAATTCCAGACCTTAGAAGGAAGAACTTAG